ACCCATATACAAATTACAATCCTTTTAGAACACCTTATGCTCCAATTGAAAGTCCTCCTGAAGAGGAAGAAAGTTTTTATGACAAATACATAGGTCCGTGGTGGAATACGGGCTATGATTACTACAGCCAATAGAAATGCCATACGGATATACACCACCAGCTTGGTTAAATAATACTCAACCAACTCCATCTACTGGGGGAAATAGACCACCTACCGAACGTGTATGGGAGGAAGACAGAAGGGATGAACCTACTGTTAGCGTAGATTATACTCCACCCGTTGATACAAGCCAACCAATCAGAGATGTAGCAGCTGAGCGAGATGCAATTGATGACGCGGCGGCGATGGCTCTTCCAACCCTAGACATTTACACTCCTCCTGAAGAAATTTATGAATGGCTTCCTGGCGGAGATCCATTGGAACAATCTGATTGGATCAATGTAAGTCAGGTAGGAGGTGGACCTAACAGTCCAGGTTCAGCGTTATACGGGATAAATTTAGAAGACTACGGTTTTTCTAATAAGGAGGAATTTTTGCCGCGTGACTTTCTTCAAAGTATTATGGAGGGAAGCATAGTTAGTGGTAATGAGTATATTGAATCTCTTTACCCTCAAGAAGGGGGGCCTGCTGGCATGACGCTTGGAGAAGCGGCTAGTGTTCCTGGAATTGTTAATCTTGGTGGTCTTCCCGAAACAAATATTGGAACTTGGGGAATGGTGGAAGAAGGAACACATCCTTTATTTCCTGGTGGTTTAGATGATTATTATGATATGCAGAATGAAAATTGGGGAGCAATTAATGATCCATGGGACTCATGGACAGATCCTTGGTACGGAGGACATAAACAATCAGTTGGTCCTGCTGGCATGACCCTTGCAGAATTGGCGCGTCATACATGGTTTTCAGAATCATTAGCTGATGTGGAAAGACGGGAACAGGAAAGATTGGAAGAAGGTTTAGACGTGGCGACTATGAGCGATATGGAAGACATATTCGGGGAAGAATTTGGTGGTGGTGCTAATCCTCTTTTTGATCCAGAATTTTCTGAATCAGCCACAGCAGAAATGAATCCTCTATACGCCGACATAACACTTTTTGAACAAGCGAGATCATAATGTTACAATTATTAATTAAACCATTACTAGGCGTCGCTGGACAAGCGGTTTCCGGATTCATTGAAACCAAGAAAGCGAAGGCCGAGAACAAATTAACGGAAATAAAAGCTAATACTAAATTGAAACAGCAACAGATCGCCGGCGAAGTTTCGTGGGAAGCGTCCGCTGTTGATCAAATGAAGGGGAGCTGGAAAGACGAATTCGTTTTGTTAGCCCTGATGATCCCCGCAATTTTAGTATTCATTCCTGGAATGACGGAGCACGTGGAACGAGGCTTTGAGGCACTTCATAAATTGCCGGATTATTATAAGCATCTCTTATATTTAAGCTGCAGTGTCAGCATGGGTGTGAGAATGGCGCCAGGTGTTAAAGGATTATTTAAGAAAAAATGATAACACCGGAGCGTCTTAGTGCGTGGAGAATTTTTCCGCGCTTGTTAATTACGCTATACGGAGTTGCTTTTTGGAGAACAACGGAATGGTTTATGCAACTACCTGAACCTACAAACGCACAATCGGCATTCGTGTCAGTTGTAGTAGGAGCAGGAGCAGCGTGGTTTGGTCTTTATGTGGGAGGAACTAAACATGCAACCATTGCAACTAAAGTGGAGAATAAAGATTAATGCCTTTCAAGTCAGAAAAACAAAGAAAATATTTGTGGGCGAATGAGCCTTCAATTGCCAAGAAATGGACACAGGAGCATGGAAGCAGTCCTGTTCATAAAAAGGTTGGAGGGGTCGTGACAGTAAAGCCGCGTGGCTTTAATAGAATGCTCCCTAATAAAAGACCAATAACGAAAATATATTAGGAGGAATTATGCCCAAAGTAGGTACTAAGAAATTTGCGTATACCCCAGCCGGAAAGAAGGCTGCAGCAGTACATGCAAAAACCACTGGACAAAAAGTTTCAAAAGCTTATAAGAAAGGTGGAAAGGTAAAAAAATAGGAGAAAATAATGGTTGGAAAAATACATGCAAGACGTGAAAAACGTGCAACTCCCGGAAAGAAATTTGGCACTACTACTTATAAAAGTGGTGGAAGAGTCAAGAAACAAGCTGGTGGCCCAATGAAGCAGGGCTACAATGCTAGACTTGATGAATCATTAAGTGCAAGAGATCCAGGAGCGAGAGGTTCTTTGGCTGGCAGACGTGCTATGAGTGAAGGTGCGGAAAGAGCTGCAGGAAGAGGAGCTTTTTCTGGCGCTAGAACAATGTCAAAAAAAGGTGGCAGAGTTAAAGCGATGCACGGTGGCATGAAAGCCAAAAAGAAAAAGTAGTTGATTTTTTATTACTTTTAGTGTATACTTCCGTTAATGGAAGATACAACCGCTATCTACGTAATCCTGAAAAGGATTCGTGAGCGCAAAGAACAACTAAAAAACATTATCGCTGGTGGCATTCACAGCTTTGACGAATATAATAAGACAGTGGGTGAATACAAAGGCTATAATATAATGGAACAGGAAATACAGGACCTGCAGAAAGATGATGACGGAGATACCAAAACGTAGATTTGCCCTCGAAGAAAAAGACCTATCAGTAGAGGCCAATGAAAATAATAAAATTGCAGAAGAAAAAGAAAATCGCTTTCTTAAAAAAATTCAAGAGGAAGCTACTAAAGATATTACCCATTTACCCACGGATAAAGTTTTAGATAGACTACCTGACCCTACAGGGTGGAGATTATTAATTCTTCCGTATAAAGGACAAGGAAAAACAAAGGGTGGCATAATATTGTCTGATGAGACAATCGAGGAGAGGGGATATACAACCGTTACAGGTTTAGTCCTAAAAGTTGGACCCGATGCCTATAGAGACAAAGAGAGATTTCCAAACGGACCATGGTGCAAGAAAAATGACTGGATTATATTCGGTCGATACGCCGGTTCAAGATTTGGAATAGAGGGTGGTGAAGTGAGAATACTTAATGATGACGAGATAATCGCTGTGGTAAAAGACCCAGAGGATATCTTGCAATTTAGATAAACAGGAGTAAAATATGCCTGCAGAAACCAAGGTAGAAACACAAGCCGAGGCGGATGAAAAGATGGTTGACCTTCCATCGGAAGGAAAATCAATTGAGGTTGAGCTTCCCAAGGATTCTACGAAGATTGTCAATTCAGATGATGATCAGGATGTAGATGTAGGGGAGAAAGAAGTTGCAGTTGAAGCGGCAGCTTCAGAGACGGAAGTAGAAGACTACGGGAAAAAAGTTCAGTCCCGTATTGATAAATTAACCAAGAAATTGCGTGAGGCAGAAAGACGCGAACAAGCTGCCGTCCAATATGCTCAAGGAGTCCAGCACCAAGCAAAAGAATTGCATCAAAGAGTCGGAAATCTTGATCGTGGATATGTATTGGAATACGGAAACCGTGTAAAAGCGGAGACTGAGGACGCTAAAAAGAAATTAAAAGAAGCGATGGATGCTGGTGATATTGACGCCCAAGTGACGGCAAATCAGGCTTTAGCGCGTTTGGCCATTGAAGCTGAAAGACATAAGGCTACAGAGGCAAAAAGGGCTAGACCACAGGCAGCTGAAGGTGGACAACAAGTTCAGCAACAGCAACAGCCACAATATGCACCACCTCCAAGACAAGCTCCACCTTCACCTCCGGATCCGAAGGCAGAAGCATGGGCCGATAAGAATGAATGGTTTGGAAAGGATGAACCAATGACCTTGACATCCTTCTCAATTCATCGTAAACTTGTGGAAAAAGGACTTGACCCCACATCTGATGAGTACTATAGTGAAATAGACAAACAGATGAAGGAGACATTTCCTCATAAGTTTGAAACAGTTTCGCCAACACAAACGGTAGCCTCTGTAAATAGAGGCGGACCAGTGAAGCGCAAAGGCACAGTGAGACTCACACCATCACAAGTAGCCATTTCAAAAAAACTAGGTGTGCCACTAAGCGAATATGCGAAGTACGTGAAGGAGTAGGCATATGGAAAATAAAATGAAAAAAACGCAAAAACTACCATCACGCGAGTCTGAAACCAGAGAGAAAGTATCTCGAAGGAAACCATGGGCTCCACCGTCATCACTAGATGCACCACCTGCACCACCAGGCTTTGTCCATAGGTGGATAAGGGCCGAATCCGTAGGACAGCTGGATCAAAAAAATGTATCCGCTAGACTGCGCGAAGGTTGGGAATTTGTCCGAGGGGATGAATATCCTGATGTTGAATGGCCTCAAATTGATTCAGGTAAATATAATGGTGTTATAGCTGTTGGAGGTTTAATGCTAGCGCGAATTCCTAAGGAAACGATTGAAGAGCGTAAGAAACATTTTGCAAAATTAACGCAGGATAAAGACGACGCAATCGCAAACGATCCTTTGAAGGACCAACATCCTAGCATGCCGATCTCGAAAGAGAGAAGCACTCGCGTAAGTTTTGGTGGCAAAAGAAACACTTAGTTTCCTCGTACACACAATTTACACAATTTTTACACACCCATGAGGGGTGTGTTACAATAATTTATCTGTGAGGATAAAATCATGGCTAATAAAGACGCACCATTTGGGTTTAGACCTATTGGGGAAGTTGGAAGCGGCGTAAATAACGGAGGCACTAATAGATATGCGATATCAGACAATTTTGGTAGCGATATCTGGGAAGGATCTCATGTTATGCTTGCGAGCGGTGTTTTAGCAGTCGGAACAGCTTCCGGTGCTACTAACCTCGGCGTATTCAACGGTTGTTTCTATCAAGACCCAACTACTCAAAAGCCTACATGGTCAAATTACTACCCTGCTAGTACTAATATTACACAGGGTGCGATTGACGCGTATGTCTATGATGATCCGAAAAGACTCTTTGAAGCCCAATGTGATGGGACTATTGCTTTAACTGACATCGGTAAAAATATCGATACCACAGTTACTGCTGGTAATTCCATTAATGGACGATCCAAATCTGAACTTACAGCATCCAGTGTTAATACCACGGCTGCTTTACAGTGGAAGATTACGGGAATTTCAAAGGATCCAGACAACAGTGATGCCTCTAGTGCGAATGCAAACTGGCTCGTTTTCTTTAACGAACATTTGTATTTCAGTTCTACTGGTATTACTGGCGTATAAGCTTAGGGGGAATTGAACAATGACTATTTCAAGAATGCAATTGGTCAAAGAACTTGAACCTGGCTTAAACGCTTTGTTCGGGTTAGAATATGACCGCTACGAAAATCAAGATAAGGAAATCTTTGATACAGAGAGTTCCGATCGTGCGTTCGAAGAAGAAGTAATGTTAGGTGGATTTGCCAACGCTAGTGTAAAACCGGAAGGTTCAGGTATCGCTTATGATGATGCTCAAGAAACTTACACTGCTAGGTATACCCACGAAACCGTTGCTTTGGCTTTCACACTTACTGAAGAAGCCGTAGAGGATAACCTTTACGACAAACTCAGCACTCGATATACAAAAGCATTGGCACGTTCAATGGCAAACACTAAGCAAGTAAAAGCTTCAAATGTTCTTAATAGAGGATTTAACAGCTCTTATCTTGGTGGTGATAATAAGGAGCTTTTAGCGACTGATCACCCAACTCTTAGTGGAGACCAAAAAAACGAATTGTCAACTGCTGCCGACTTGAACGAAACTTCGCTCGAGCAGGCGCTTATCGACATTGCTGATATGGCAGACGAAAGAGGATTAAAAATTGCTCTAAGGGGCATGAAATTAATCATCCCAGTCAATCTTCAGTTTAATGTAGAAAGATTGCTAAAATCTCCAGGACGACCAGCTACGGCTGATAATGACATCAACGCTGTTAAAACAATGGGAATGCTTCCACAAGGTTATGTGGTAAACAATTTCCTAACGGACACAGACGCTTGGTTCATTAAAACGGATGCTCCTAATGGAATGAAACATTTCAATAGAGCTCCTATTCGTACTGCGATGGAAGGCGACTTCGATACTGGTAACGTTAGATATAAAGCAAGAGAAAGATACAGCTTCGGCTGGTCTGACTGGCGCGGAATATTTGGCTCACCAGGAGCATAAAACTAATTAAGAAAGGGCGAAGTTAGTTCGCCCTTTCTACCCTAGCACAATAGTTATGCAGACTGGCTAGGCAGACGGTATAGAGACGGCATAACAAAAGGTCTATACAACCAAGGAGAAAATCATGGGTACAACGACTTTTTCGGGTCCGGTAAAAACGGGTCCAGTAATTAGCGGAGCCACGTCAGGTGGCTATCGCGGTAAAGACTTAAAAGACACTAACTGGGTTAAAAGCTCATTTGTGCATTATCTTCAAGAACCAACTGCGTTAGATGTAAACGGCATCTGCGTTTCACAAACAACTACGGCTGCGGCTAATTTGGTGTTGGATGGCGCTTTAACTTCTACCATTAATGGTAATAAAGTTTATGCACCTTCAGTTTCCAGTACAGCAGAAACTGCTGACGGAGCGTGGGCGAGAAGAATTTCCATTACAAGTTCTGGGGATGATTCAGGAATCACGTTCACTGTTACGGGAACAGATATTAATGGCAAAGCCTTGAGCGAAACGGTCACAGGACCAAATAGCACAGAAACTCAAACCGCTAATACTTTAGTAGGTCTATTTAAAAGTGTTACTAAAATCGCTACAAGCGCGGCCACCACTGGTAATATTCAGGTGGGAATAGCCGGAGCTGCGTCGGATCTTTATGCGCGTGTGATGGGGATACTTCCTTATCAGTCTTCTGTGACTGATATAAAAGTACATGTGACTGAAGTCTTTAACTCAACAGCAGATCCAATGGAAATTGGAAAATCTGATGATCAAGACTATCTCGCTGACGTAGCTAGTGCTAGAACGCACGCTCTGGCAGCTGTAGCTGAGGGTAATCAGGTAGATGTGGATGCAACTCAAGCAACAGCTTGGATGAGCGTGTTACAAGAGGATACTGGTTCAGACAGCGTTGCTTATGACTCTGATGTGCAAGTAACAGTATTGCTGATACCAACTGGTACTTTGGCGACAACTGGAAAAGCATGGTTCGAAGTAGAGTTCATGCAGGCTAAGAATCTTGCTTCAGGAGATACTTGGTAAAATAATATAACCGTGAGTGGGGTGTAATGACCCCACTCTTTTACAAGGGGAATTAAAATGGCATATGATCCGACGATTAC